TGGATCATCGACCGTGCTACACCCTCCAGGGCATCCGACAGTTTGACACCATCGAACACGACGTCATCGAATGCCCGCCGCACACCCTTTGACAGGCTCCGCTCCAGGGTCTGCGCGTCTTTGCCAGTCTCTGCCAAGGCCTCGCCTACACGACGCAAGGTCGCATCGAACCCAGAGGCAAACTCAGACGCGCGCGACAGGCTGTCCTCAAGCCCCTCAGCCTCTGTCCGCAAATCCGAAAATCCGTCCTGATCAGTCATCTTGCTCTCCTTTCGGTGCATCCGCATCGCGACCGGACCCAATGTCCGGCCATTTCGCCATCAACTCGTCCAACCCGGATCGGTTCAAAGGCGCGGCGCTGCTCCCCTGGCCCAGCATCAGCCGCAGCTCTGCTGGGGTCAGGCGCCAGAACGCGTCTGGTGTCAGACGCAATCCAACCATCCCCGCCCGCATCAGGCCCGGCCAATCCAGCCGAGTCATGCGCCCTCCGGCACCGTAAAGGCGCGCGCCAGCAGCTCGGCCGCCGCCCGGGCCGCCGCCATCGGGCCGCCTTCGATCTCAGCCTGTAAAAGGTCATCGCGACCAATGTCGGCCCCACCGCCTCGCAGCCCTGCACAGATCAGCGCCAGAACATCCGCGCTGGAAAACCGCGATCCTTCAAACCGTTCCACAAGCTCCACAAGCGTGTCCGCCCCCAGCGCCTGCTCAAGCTCCGCAAGCGCTCCAAGCGTCAGCTTCATCACCCGCCGCTGCCCGTCGATGACCAGCGCCACCTCTCCCGTCCACGGATTGGCCATGATCAAAGCGCCGTAAAGTTCAGCGCACCGGCGCTGGCCATCGACAGCTCATACGTCGCCTCGCCATTGTGGCTGCCGGCATATTCGATGGAGGTCACCTGGAACGGCCCCTCGACGATGCCGAAATCCGGGATGATCACTTGGAAATCCGGCGTCTCCCCGTCGAAAAACAGCTGCCGCGCGCGCTCATCCGTGCCCGCATCACGGAACACGCCAGATCCCGAAATCGATGCCGACCGAACCCCGGCCCCGGCCAGAAGTTCGCGCCAGCCCCCCTGGCTCTCCAGGCTCGTCACGTCGACGCTTTCCGCGTTAAAGCTCACCCGCGTGGCACGCAGCCCCGCAAGGGTCTGAAAGCTGCCATCGCTGCTCATGTCGACCTTGATCAAAAGGTCTTTTCCGTTCTGGGCACCCATGTCTCTCTCCGATGTTCAAAAGGTTAAACCTGGCCGGAAACCCGACCGATCCGGCGCTACGCGTCTTCGACGCGGGCGCGAAATTGCAGATTGATCCGGCGCAGATCCCGCGCTTTGCCAGCGCGCAGGGCACGGGCTTTTTCGAACCACATCCCGACCAGACGTCCTCGGCTCAGGGATAGATCCGCCCCATGCAGCGCGTCACTGACCGCTCCTGCGATCTCCTTGGCGCGGACAAACCCGTCCGTGTCGCTGATCACTGTGACCGTGAACCGATGCACCGCACCTGCTCCGCTCTTGTCAGAGGCATCGCGCACCTCTTCTGGCCCCAAAGTGACGAAGGTGTTCGGACGCGCACCCGACGGCATCGCATCATACACATCCGCCCCGACCAAAGCCGCAACACCTGCATCGGCCAGCAAATGCTGATACACAGCCGCCTGAAGCGGCGCAGACAGCGCATAACTCATGCCAAGATCTCCTCTTGCGCGACGCAGGTCAGGAACCGCCCCTGTGCGTCGGCTTCAGCCACTGCTCGGATCACAAAGATCCGGGCACCATCCCGAAACCGCTGATCCGCTGCGGGTCTCATCGAAGACCCGACCGGGACGCCCCGTACCGTGATCCGGTAGGTCTGCGACGACAGCGGAACACCTTCCTGCGCGCTCTCACCGCCCGAACGTGCCACCACCGCAGCCCACAGTGTGCCACGCGTGACCCACCCCTGGACAAAGCCCCCGGCCCCGTCCGCCGTATCCTCTGGACTTTCCAGCACCAGCTTGCGATTCAGGTTCGGCGCTTTCATTGGCCCGCTCCGATGCTGATCCGCATCCGGCGATACCGTTGCAACAGGCTGCTGACACCGAACGGCATGCAGCCCTCGCCAAGTGCAACCTCATTTCGGTATTCATAGTAATGCGCGGCCAGCAGCAGCACCGCCTGCGCCAGATCGGACGGAACCCCGGCCCAATCCGCCGACATCCCCGCATCAAACACCACACGCACCGCGCCCTTCTGCGCCACCTGCGGCAACAGCGCTCCGCCCGGCAGCAGCTGCGGCGCGTGCATATCGCGACGCAAAAGGTATTCGGTGTCCGGCACAGTTTCTTCGCCACCACCCGCCGCGATCCGTGTCACGCTTTCAACCGACACGACCGGAGCCACCGGCAAGACCTGCCCGGCCCGATCCGTCCAATCGGCGGCCTCCCAGGCAAAACGATGCTGCAACACCACCTTGCCGATCCGCGCCTCCACTGCGGCGATCGACGCCCGCAGAAAACTGATCAACACTGCGTCTTGCAGATTGTCTTCGCCAAACCCGGTTCCCAGCCGCAAATGCGCCTTGAACTCATCCACCGGCAGCACCGCATCGGCAACCTGGTTTACTTCATCCAACATCATGAATTCTCTCCGCAAATCCGGCCCCTTGCGGGCCTTCCTCCACCTGTGTCGCGGACGCGCGCCGCCCCGTGTCGCTCGGACGGAGGGGAGCAGCTAGACGACACCGGGGCATTCCACCGACACGCGCCCGCCACGGGGACGGCGCACCGCCCCCGTGATCGGTCTCCGATCAGGAGATGCCGAACTTCAGCAGCTTGATCGCAGCAAAGTCGCTCACGTCGCCGCCCACACGCTTGGTCGCATAGAACAGGACATGCGGCTTGGCGCTGAACGGATCACGCAACACGCGCAGGTCTGGACGTTCCGCAATGGTGTAGCCCGCCGCGAAATCGCCAAACGCGACAGAGAAACTGTCCGCAGCCGCATCCGGCATGTCCTCAGCGATCAGCACCGGATAGCCCATCAGACGCGCAGGCTCACCCGCCGCCAGACCGTCAGACCACAGGAAGCGACCATCCGCGTCCTTCAGCTTGCGGATCACGCCAGCCGTCTTGGAGTTCATCACAAAGCTCGCATTGGCGCGGTACTGCGCCCCCAGCGCATAAACCAGATCAACAATCGCATCCGGATCGGTGATATTACCGCTCTCACCCGTGACGACATAGCCAAGATCGCCCCAGGCCCAGCTGTCGTTGTCCACCGCCGTGTGATCCAGAATGCCACGCGGCTTGTCAGAGCCATCGCCGTTGATAAAGGACGCCGCCTCGGCGCGGGCAAAGCGATCCGCAATGCGGCCCGCAAGCCAGCCTTCAACGTCAAAGGCACTGTCATCCAGCAGACGCTGCGACGCTTTGGGAAGCGCGCTCAGCTCATGCAGAGGGATCGTAATCCGGTCGATCTGCGGGGTCGCGGTTTCTGTCGCAGAACCCGTCTCACTGGCCCAGCCCGCGCCCAGCTCGGTGTGGTCGATCAGCACATCGTAGGAGGTCGCCTCCACATGCACCACCGACGCGATTGAGCGGATCGAAGCCGTCGCGTTCAGCACCGACTTCACTGCATCCGCCGTCTGCGGATCCACCAGATAGCCACCATCGACGTTCACGGCACTGGACATGGCCTTGCCTTCCAGCTCCAGGCCACGCAGCCCGTCATCATCGCCCGAGCGCAGATAGTCGTCAAAGGCGCTCTTGTGCGGCAGACCCGCATCAATGGCCGCCGACAGGTGCGGACGCGCCGCAATTTGAGTTTTCCGATCCAGCATGTTTACTCGCTCTTCCGTCTGTTGAAGTTTGGTTTGGATTTCGTCCTGAAAGTCCCGGAACTGGTCTACAAAGCCGGCAACCGCCTGCTTTACCTCCTGAACGACGGGCACAGCTTCCCCGGCCAAGGCCGGTGTCTCGGTCTTGTTCATCATGTCTTCCTGTTTGATGTTTGGGCGCTAGCGGCGCGCCAGATCCAGCCGCGCGCCCGAAAGCACCGCCGCCAATTCGCGCAGGGCCTCGACCGCGGGTTCAACCCCCTTGGCCGCCACCCGCGCATTGGGTAGCATCGGGAACGTCACGACCGAGACCTCCCAAAGCTCCAATTCCGTCAACAGCCGCGCGCCGTTGTCCGCCTTTACCGCACGCTTTGTGCGATAGCCGATGGACAGACCATCCAGCGCCCCGGCCTCTATCAAGGCCGCTGCCTCGCGCCCCCGGCTGGTGCTTTCCAGCAAACGACCCTTGACCCACAAGCCCCGGTCGTCCTCGCGCACCTCATCCCACACACCGATGGGCTGCGCCGGATCATGCTGCCACAGCATCTTGACCTTGCGCCCATGCGCAGCCAGATCGGCCAGCGACTTGGCATAGGCTCCCTTTTGCACCACATCGCCGCCTTGATCGGTCAAACCGAACAAGCTGGCATAGCCCTCAATATTGGCACTGTCGGTCACGTTCAGACCGTCGCCAAACCGGGCAAATTTCGTCTCAAGCTGGTCATGGCTCATCACGCCACCTCCTCTTTCTTGAATTTCCCTATCCGGCTGCCGCCAGAAAAGACTGCATCGCTTGCGCCAGGATGACCGCAACAACCCCGTAAACCGTCAGCCACAACCGGCGCTCCAACCGCTCCATCATCTCTTCCAACCGATCGAGCCTGCGGCACAGGTTTTCATGATGGATGGCGCTGACCTTCTCATGCGCGGCCAACCGCAGGCCGGGCGCGCAATCAAACGGTTCCGCCCGAAGTCGCCCCT